GTGGCAGAATCCTACAACCCTCAGAGCGACATGCGAATGGTTTCCGGCGCTCCCTACCTCCCCGTCGCCGCGCGCGTCCAGTGGCTTCGCGACCGTGAGCCTGCGGCGACGATCACGACCCAGGCTCTGGAGATCACGTCTGATCGCGCGGTCTTCCGCGCGGAGATCGCGCTCCCGGACGGTCGCGGATCGTCCACCGGCCACGGGAGCGAGACCAAGGGTGACTTCCTGGATTTCATTGAGAAGGCGGAGACGAAGGCTATTGGTCGCGCTCTGGCCCTACTCGGATTCGGCACTCAGTTTGTCGGGGATGAGTTGAGCGACGGACCGCGCGAGCGTCCCGTTGATGCGCCGCGGGGAGGAGGGAACGTGAATCACCTCATTCCCCAGCGGCCAGCCGCTTCGACATACCAGAACACCCAGCCTCAGGCCGGATCAGGCGGAGGAGGTGGAGGACGCCCTGCGACGGATAAGCAGAAGGGATACCTGCTCTCGCTGATTCAGGGCCTGCACGTCACGGATCCGGGTGCCTGGATCGTTGATCAGACGGGAGGGACCTCGCTCGCGGACCTCTCCTCTCCCCAGGCATCAAACCTGATCGAAGGGATCAAGGGTGGAGCATTCGCGCCGGGAAAATGATCAGCCCGGACGGGACGGTTGACTCCGTCCGGGAGGTCTTCGGGCAGGGAGACCTGACTCTCCTTCAGGGTCTCGTGGAGCGCGCCGGAGCGAGCGAGCCTCAGTGGGCATTGATGCTCCGCGCCGCGGAGGACGCCGCCTGGTTGGACTGGGTGGCGGATCAGGCCGTGGCCGCGGGAGCGTGGACGTCCTCTCTCGATGCCTTGCGGGCAGAGCGTCTCTCCGAAATGGTCGGTGAGCCTCCCTTCTGAGTTGTTTTTGGGAGGAGGGGAGACGCCTCTCCTCCCACTCTTTGAGGAGACCGAACGTGACATGGGTGAAGTCCAGGGTGGGCCTGATTCGCTCCCGTCCTCTCCGAAGACTCGCGGAGGATATTGGGGTTGATCCCGTCTGCGCTCTCGGAATGCTCCACGCGCTCTGGCACGAAGTCATGGACGATGGAGCGTCGGGAGACGTAACGGACTGGAGGGATGGGGAGATCGGTGACGCCGCGGCCTGGGTTGGAGACAACACCAGGTTCTGCGACGCGCTCCGGAGACACGGCTTCATCGTCCCAGACGAAGACGATCCGACGCGCGAGGTGATCGCGGACTGGTGGGAAATTGGCGGAGGACTCCTGGAGCAGCGGGAACGGAAGCGCCTTGCGATGCAAGCGCTCCGGGAGCGGAGGAAGCAGGAGGAGAAGGAAGCGGAAGAAGAAGCGAGCGGGGTGGAAGCGCCGAAGCGCTCGCGCGCGCCGCGGAGGACTAGCGGAGACGATCCAGCGTTTGAGCGCTTTTGGGAGGTCTATCCGCGGCGCGACGCGAAGGCCAAGGCGCGAGACGCCTGGAAGAAGCTGGGACCGGATTCCGACCTCGCAGACCGGATCGTCGCGCGCGTGACGGAGCAGGCGAAATCGCCGAAGTGGCTGGAGGACGGAGGACGATTCATCCCGCTCCCGGCCACCTACCTGAACGGAGAGCGCTGGCAGGACGAAGGCGTGTCGGTGTCGGCGCTCCCGACTCCTCCCAAGAGACTGGCCATATGAAGACCTGGAATGATGTGGGGATAGATCTCCCTCCGTGGGCTTCGACGCGTGGGCGTGTCTACACCACGTGTCCAAAGTGCTCTCCGACGCGGACGAAGTCGCGGCAGAAGTGCCTGGCTGTCGACGCGTCGGAGGGAGTCTGGTATTGCAATCACTGCGGATGGAAGGGAGGGCTGAAGTCTCGAGACGACGGGGACGGCTGGAGGCGCGTCGCTCCGGTATCGCGACCGCGCGAGTATCGCAAGCCGGAGTCCACTCCGGATCCGGGAGCGCTTCCCGTCCCGGTCATGGAGTGGTTCGCGGAGCGCGGGATCTCGGAGGCAGTGCTCCGGCGAAATCGTGTGGGCGCCACCGCGCGCTACATGGTGGAGACCGGGAAGGAGCAGATGGCGGTCACGTTCCCGTACTTCCGGAACGGGGACCTGATCAATATCAAGTACCGCGCCAGGCCGAAGGCGTTTCAAATGGTCGCTGGAGCGGAGCTGATCTTCTGGGGTCTCGATGACTGCGCCAAGGCGGAGGAGATCGTGATCGTGGAAGGAGAGATGGACAAGCTGGCGGTGGAGGAGGCGACAGGCCGGAGGTCCGTCCTCTCCGTCCCGAATGGGGCAGGCGCCGCACAAATGGGGTACATGGAGGAGGACGCCGCGGCGCAGATTCTAGGGAGCGCGCGCCGGGTGATTCTCGCAGTGGACGGGGACGCTCCCGGTCAGGCGCTCCGCGACGAATTGGCGCGACGGATCGGACGGGAGCGGTGCTGGACCGTCGAATGGCCGGAGGGGACGAAGGACGCCAATGACGTACTGGTCAAGTACGGACGGGAGGCGCTCTCCACGGTCCTTCGATCCGCGAGCGCCTTCCCCATTGAAGGCGTCCTGCGCGTAGACGATGTCTGGGAGGACGTACTCAGTCTCTATGAGTCTGGCCTTCCCCGCGGTCTCTCCACCGGATGGTCTAGCGTAGATCAGGGCTACACGGTCGGAGAGGCTCAGGTCACGATCGTCACCGGCGCTCCAGGATCCGGCAAGAGCGAGTGGCTAGACTGCTTACTCGCGAATCTCGCGACGCAGCACGGCTGGTCCTTCGCGGTCTTCAGTCCGGAGAATCACCCGGTCCACCTGCACGTCGCGAAGCTGGCCGCGAAGGCGCTCGCGAAGCCATTCGAAGACCGCTGGGAGGGACGGATGACCGTGGAGGAGTTGAACGCGGTCCGTCCCTGGCTTCACGAGATCTTTCACTTCATCGCGCCGGAGTCTCCGACCGTGGAGGAGGTCCTCTCCGCGGCGCGACAACTGATCCTCCGTCACGGGGTGCGCGGGTTGGTCATAGATCCCTTCAACCGCTTTGAGCACAAGCGTCCCCGGGAGCTAACGGAGACGGAGTACATCGGGCAGTTCTTGACCGCTTGTCAGCGCTTCGCGAAGGGGACGGGGTGCCACATCTGGATCGTCGCTCATCCGACGAAGCTCCAGAAGAACCAGGACGGGACGTATCCGGTAGCCAGGCCGTGGGACATCTCCGGGAGTAGTAACTGGTTCAACATGGCTGACAACTGCATCTCCGTCGCGAGGGATAAGGAGAACACCGACGGGGACGTGGACATCCACATCCAGAAGATCCGGCACCGCTGGCTAGGTGGGCTAGGGATCGCGACGGTCAAGTATCAGCCGCCAACGGGGACGTACCGCGACTGGGGATGGCAAAAACACGGATGAGCAGGGATGACTACTCCGGGAAGGATCGCCAGCAATGGGGTTGCTCGGGCAAGTGGATATTCCCGACGTGGTCGGAGGCGCTCCGGACCGCGAAGCGTCTCAACCGGCGATCTCAGCAACGCGTTCGTCCCTACGTCTGTCAATTCTGTGGCCGCGTTCATCTCGGAGGTCACCGGCATGAAGAGAAGCGCCGGAGATCCGAAGACGCCTGGGAGGACGAATGATCAACCGGAGGACCGTGGAGGCGCTGGAGGAGGCGCTGGAGAAGATCCGCGAGAGCGTGGAGGAGTATGACGTGGCGCTCGCTCACGTGGAGATCCGTCTCCGGATTGCCTCCCGCATCGGCGTGGTGGAGGACGAAGTCATTGTCAGGACTCCCATTGACGGAAGGAGGAAGCCGTGACCGTCTGTCATGGTTGTGGGCGTTCCCGGCAGCGCTGCGAATGCCTGGAGATACAACTCCTCTCCCAGGTCCGTCTGGTTGGCCTGCCGGAGCCGACGCGCGAGCACCGCTTCCACGAGACGCGTCGCTGGCGCTTCGACTTCGCGTGGCCTGATCGAATGATCGCCTTGGAGGTGGACGGAGGGACTTGGAGCGGAGGACGTCACACGCGTCCCGGAGGGTATGAGCGCGACGCGGAGAAGCTGAACACCGCAGCGACGCGCGGCTGGCGCGTCCTCCGCGTGACCTCCGCGATGGTGAAAGACGGGAGAGCGCTCGCGGTGCTTGAGGAAATCCTCTCCGATGACGTTACGGTAACGTGACGGTAAGGTGACCGCACACCGTGCCACACGCTGTAGGAACGTGCATGCCTGGTGGCGTCACGTTACCCATATAGAGAAGAAGAGAAGAGAAGAGAAGAGAGTAACAATCGGCTAGCGAGGTCTGGTATCATGTCTTCCGGGACGCAATAGCGCCGGGAGGAACGATGACGAATCAGTGGGGCATTAGAATCGTCGGAGAGGGAGAGGAGTCTCCGGACCAACTCTTGGCGAATCCGAAGAACTGGAGGCGACACCCTGGACACCAGCAGGCGGCGCTCTCCGGAGTCCTGAATGAATTGGGGTGGATTCAGCGCGTCATTGTGAACCAGCGGACCGGATACCTCGTGGACGGCCACGCTCGCGTCACGGTCGCGATGCGCGCTGGTCAGGACAGAATCCCGGTCCTGTACGTGGACCTCAGTGAGGAGGAGGAGGCGCTCGCGCTCGCGACGCTAGACCCTATCTCCGCATTGGCTACGGCTGACGTTCAGGCGCTCCGGGATGTCCTTGATGAGGTGAAGACCGGCGACGCCGCGGTAATGTCGATGCTGTCAGACCTCGCGGAGCGAGAAGGCGTACTCGAGAGCCTTGCGGATCGCGCCGCTGGTGCGGAGGTCGACTACACAGCAAAAATTGACACCCCAGTCTATGAGCCTACCGGAGAATGTCCCGATATTCGGTCATTGGTTGACCGGAGCCGCTATGAGTCCTTGCTCTCTCAGATTGAGGAAGCGGACGTAGATCGTGGCGTCAAGGATTTCCTGAGGCTGGCGGCGACGCGTCACCTGGTCTTCGATTATCGCCGCGTCGCTGAGTTCTATGCTCACGCGGACTCCTCCGTCCAGCACCTCTTTGAAGATTCGGCGCTCGTGATTATTGACTTTGATCGCGCCATTCAGCTTGGGTATGTTCATCTCGGAGAGGAGATGAAAGACATCCTGGAGGAGGCTCTTGATGACTAAGTCCTTCTGCGTCTTTATCCTCTCCCATGGCCGTCCCGGCAATGTACTGACCTTGGAGGTCCTCCGGAAGGGAGGCTATACCGGCGCTTGGCGGATCCTAGTGGACAACGAAGATCCGACGCTGGATGAGTACATCCGGCGCTTCGGGGAGGACCGCGTGATCGTCTTCGACAAGGCGCTGGCCGCGGAGACGGTAGACACCGGGGAGATTTCGGGAGACCGGCGTGCCGTCGTCTTCGCTCGCAATGTTTGCTTTGGGATCGCGCGAGATCTTGGCTTTGAGTACTTCCTCCAGCTTGATGACGACTATCACGCCTTCTTCATGCGCTATGAAGACGGAGCCTCCCTCCGCGGAGCCCAGGTCACCAATATGGATGGCCTGTTCGAAGCCAAGCTGGACTTCCTCCGCGCGACCGGTGCGGCCAGCGTCGCCTTCGCTCAGGGAGGGGATATGATGGGCGGGATCAACGGTCATCACTGGCGTCGGAAGATCTCGCGGAAGGCCATGAACAGCTTTTTCTGCCGCTCCGACGATCAGTGGCGATTCGCGGGATTGATCAATGAGGACGTCGTGGCGTACACGATGCTCGCTCAGCGCGGGGTCCTCTTCTTGACCACATCCTATGCGGTCGTGAATCAGCTTCAGACGCAGCAAAACTCTGGTGGCCTAACGGACATCTATCTCGCTCTCGGAACGTATGTCAAGTCATTCTACAGCGTGATGATGTGTCCCTCCGCGGTCAAGATCTCCACGATGGGACGGACCTCGCGCCGGATCCATCACACCATCCAGTGGAAAAATGTCACGCCAATGATTTTGGATCCGTCGCTCCAGAAGTCTCCGCGCACGGAGGAGGAGAAGGAGCGAGCCATGGCAATGCGGCGCGGCGCGAACGTCTTCGCGGAGGAGGTCTCCTTCTGATGGCGCGACCGTCGAAGTACACGCCGGAGGCTGTCTCGCGAATCCTTCAGGCTCTGGAGGTCGGAACACCGTACAAGCACGCCGCCGCCTTCGGCGGAATCAGTGAGGACACGTTCTCCCGTTGGCTGAAGCGCCACGCGGATTTTGCGGAGTCTGTAAAAGCAGCGGAGTCTCGCGCAATGGTCGGGAGGCTGGTCCGGATCCGTCAGGCGGAGACGGAGTCCTGGCAGGCCGCGGCCTGGTGGCTGGAGCGCCGCTATCCGACTGAGTTTGGACGGAAGACGGTCTCCCGGATTGAGGTGGATGACTCCCGGCAGATGGAGGAGATCGCCAGCCAGTACGGAGTCTCCGCGAGCGAGATCGCTGCCGCGCTAGCCAAGAACGGTCGCAGTGGGCGATAGCGCTCGCGTCGCGGAGATCATCGCCGCTGCGATGTCCGTCCTCCGGAGTCGTGATCCCTGGGCCGAAGACAGGCGGGTGGAGCAGGCGCCTCCTCCGGGAGGCTGGCGCACCTGGGTGATTCTCGCTGGCCGCGGATTCGGGAAAACGCGCGCCGGAGCGGAGTGGATCCGTCAGCAAGTCCAGGAAGGAGTCGCGGAGTACATTGCGCTGGTGGCTCCGACGGCTGCCGACGCTCGCGACGTGATGGTCAAGGGGGAGAGCGGGATCATCGCGTGCTGTCGGAGGTACGGCATCGACGCGGTCTACAAGCCTTCCCTTCGCTGTGTGGAATTTGGGAATGGGGCCAAGGCGTTCACGTATAGCGCGGAGGAGCCAGACCGTCTCCGTGGCCCACAGCACGCCATAGGCTGGGCTGACGAAATCGCTGCGTGGAAGTATCCGGAGACGCTAGACCAATTGCGCTTCGGTCTCCGCCTGGGGACCGCGCCTCAACTCGTGGTCACCACCACTCCCCGTCCCATCCCCGTTATCCGTCAGCTCAAGGAGGAGGGAGAGGACGTCTCCTCCGGAACGATCATCACGACCGGAAGCACGTTTGATAACGCGGCGAATCTCCCGGACTCCTTCATCCAGGCGCTGAGAGCGAGGTATGAGGGGACGCGCCTTGGGCGCCAGGAGTTGTACGCGGAGGTCCTGGACGATGTCGAAGGAGCGCTATGGCGCTCCGCGGAGATTGAGCGCTTCCGGGTGCGCTTCCCTCCGCTCTCGGAGACCGGGGAGCCGTGGCTTGCTCGGATCGTCGTGGCGGTAGATCCGGCAGCGAGCGCCTCCGCTTCCTCCGACGCGACCGGGATCGTGGTCGTGGGCGCTGGCTTCGACGGCCATTTGTACATCCTGGATTTCGACGAAATGCGAGCGACTCCGCTTGGCTGGGGACGCCGCGCCCTGGATCTTTATCGCGAGTGGCGTGCCGACGCGCTGGTCATTGAGAAGAACCAGGGAGGAGATATGGCGGTCCAGGTCCTCCGCACCGCGATCTCGGAGGCTGGCGTGTCTCCGCATCCGCGGATCGTCCCCGTCACGGCGACTCGCGGGAAGACCACGAGGGCAGAGCCGATAGCGGCGCTATACGAACAGGGACGCGTTCACCACGTCGGCTTCCTCCGCGCGCTGGAGGAGCAGATGTGCGCCTTCCCGGTCGCGACAAACCACGACGATCTCGTTGACGCTCTCGTGTGGGGAGCGACGGAGCTGAGTCCTGAAACCAGTCGTGCCGGACTCCTCCATATCCTGTAACATTGAAACAAGCGTTCGCATTTGGAGGTGCTATGGATACTTCGGCGATCAGCGTGTTCACGGAGATGACCAACGCGCTCAATGAGCGCCGCGCGGAGGTCTCCATCTACCGCGACTATTACGCCGGAAGGCAGCGCGTGGAGTTCTCCGGGGAGGCTGCTCAGAGCGCGTTTGGGAAGAAGCTGGAGCGCCTGACCTGCAACCGGTGCGCCGGAGTCGTGGACGCGCTCGCGGATCGCCTTCAAATCATCGGATTCACCGAAGAGGGAGGAGACGCCTCCGCGGTAGATGCTATCTGGAGCGCCAACCGGATGGACCTCGTGCAGGGGGACGTCCATCAAGAGGCGCTGATCTCCGGGGACGCGTATCTCCTGGTCTGGCCGGATCTCCGGACCGGCATGCCGGTGATCTTCCCGCACCCGGCTGACCGGATGATCACGCTCGCGTCCACGGAGAATCCCCGCCAGACCGAAGCAGCGATGAAAGTCTGGAGGATGCGGAACGGTCGCTGGAGGGCAAACATCTACCTCTCCGACCGTCTCGAGAAGTACGCCACGAAGGCGGTCTCCGACGACATCCCCGCGGATCCGCGCGTGTGGGAGGTCTACCAGGACCAAGCGGACCTGACCTGGCCCATTGCCTACGATCCGACCTGGGCCGGCGCGGTCCCCGTCTTCCGATTCGCCAACAATGCGCGGCTGGGAGAGCCGGGACGAAGCGAGTTGCGGGACATCATCCCGCTCCAGGACCGGTACAACCAGACGCTCGCGAACCTGGCCGTGACGGAGGAGCATCAGAGCTTCCGGCAGCGCTGGGCGACGGGGATCCAGTTGATGCGCGATCCGGAGACCGGTCGCGTCCTCCCGCCATTCAAGGCTGGTCCAGGAGACCTCTGGATTAGCACCAGCGACTCCACCAAGTTTGGCGACTTCGACGCCGCGGACCTCCGGCAGTTCTTGGAGACCGCGGAGGGGTGGGAGATGCGGATCGCGCGGACGTCTCGCGTCCCGATTCACTACCTCCTGATGTCTGGCACGCCGCTTTCCGGAGAGGCGCTGAAGACCGCGGAGGCTCCCTTCGTGTCGAAGATTCAGGACCGTCAACGCGCCTTCGGATCGTCCTGGGTTGACGCGATGACATTCGCCGCAAAGATCGCCGGAGTGGACGTCTCGCTGGATACGGTCTGGCAGCATGCGGAGACGCGGAGCGAGCGCGACTTCTGGGAGATCGCCCAAGCGCGACGCGACCGCGGCGTGAGTGATCAGGCGATCCTCCGCGAGTGGGGATACACGCAGGAGGAGATTCTCAGGTTTGAGGAGGAGATCTCCGCGAGCGACACGGTGACCGGCAATGCGGTCGCGCGCGCGTTCAACGCCGGGACCAGCCTTGTCTAAGATCCAGGACGTGATCGCCAAGCAGCGAGAGGCGCTGGGGAATAAAGACGGCGCGGTGATGGATCCCGTCCTCCGCGCGTATCGCAATTCCGAAGTGAAACTCACGGAGCAGCTAGACCGCCTTCAAAAGCGCATCGAGACGCTCCAAGCCTCCGGCAAGCCTGTTCGGGTGGGGACCATTTTCGCTCTCGAGCAGACCAAGGCACTGCTGGCGCTCGCGAAGTCGGAGGGGACGATCCTGGCCGCGGAGATCCAGTCCTCTCTGGGAGCCATTCGTCCGGAGATCGCAGCGCAGGCCATCGAAGACGCGAAGGCGCTCGCGCTCCTTCAGCTAGGGGAGACGCCTCCCGGCGCCATCTCCATCGACTGGGTTGACGTCAACCGGGACGCGGTCAACGCTATCGTCGCGACCACCCAGGAAGGACCTCTCCGCGAGATCCTTGATGGCTACGGAGACGCGGCTGCTCAGGATATGGCCGCCACCCTGACCTCCGGCGTGATTCGGGGACGGGGAGCGCTAGAGATCGCGAGAGACCTACGCGACGCCAGTGCAATCAGCCTGGCACGCGCGAAGACGATTGCCAGGACGGAGACGAACCGTGTCTATCGCGCCGCGTCTCATCAGGCCATGCAGGCCAACGCGGATATTCTCAAAGGCTGGATCTGGACCTCCGCTGGGCTTCGCGCCTGTGCCATCTGCCTACTGATGGACGGGACGCTCCACCCGCTGGAGGAGCCGATGACGTCGCATCCGAATTGCCGGTGCGCACCGACTCCGCTCCCGAAGACGTGGAAGGAGCTGGGCTTCGACGTCTCCTCCGACTATGAGCAGGCCACGCTTCCGACGCCAGGGTGGAAGATCTTTGAATCCGCGCCGGAGGACGTTCAGCGGAGGATACTCGGCAAGAAGGCATTCGATGCGTACAAGGCGGGAGACGTCTCCCTGCACGACTTCCTGAGCGAGAGCGAGAGCGAAGCGTGGGGGAAGACGCGGACGAAGACGTCCCTCAAGCAGGCCCTGAGGCACGCGGAGAACGGTCGCGGATTCCCGTATGAATACGCGGACGGATCCGTCCCTCCGGGAGGATCTCCTTTCGCTCCTCCCGCTCCCGTCGCAGATTCAACCGTTTTTCTTTCAACGCTATCCGGACAGATAGATCTCAATGGCCAGCCACTAACGTCAAGCGTGCCTGACAAAGCGTCGCTGGATTATCTCGATGGCGCATTCTTGAATCCGGAGCTGGCCGCGTCAGCTATGTCAAAACGCTACTCATATGAGGAGGTCCAAAGAATGTTCCGGGAGGCCAATGGCCTCCCTCCCACCTATGATGTGAATCCAGCCGAAATCGAACAATGGATTGGGGACTCCGCTCGCACTTGGAACAGAACGTCTGGAGATAACGACAGGCAAGCCATCCTGGCTCAGGTAGCAGTACGTGATGAATTTGATCTCGGACACGCAACCACGGATCACTTTCCGGCTAACCTGGTCAAGGAAGCAGAAGAATCTCCGGCGCTACCGCTTCAGCGCGCGGTCAGCCGCGGCATTTATGAAGCGACGCAGGAGGACCTCGCGTCAGCAGGGATAACGGAGGTGGAGCTGCATCGTGGCGTTAGGTTTCAAACGCCAAGGGGAGTCTACAATGAAATATTCGACGGAGAGTCTATTACGCATGAATATAGCGACACTCCGCTCCAACCCATCAGTTCATTTTCTGCTGATCCGGATCTTGCGGAGGATTTCGTGGGCACTACCGCCTTCGGGAGATATGTTCACCGAGTAAGGGTCCCCGCTTCCGCTGTATTCTCTACAGCTCGCACTGGATTCGGCACTAGATCCGAACGTGAATACGTTGTACTGTCACTCAAAGGCCAGGGGACACTTGAGCGACTGTAGTCAGGAGGAGAGACCGTGGTCCGTCCGGTGAGTCCAGACGCAGATCTCCGCAACGCAGACTGGCTTCGGCGTACTTGGCCGCAGGAAGCGGAGACGCTCCCTGGCTTTCTCGCATATTTTGGCCTGAAGGATCTTCCCGTTGTCGATCAGCGGAAGGAGGCACTGCGAATAACGCGGCTACCAATTTTTGACGCGGCTCCCGACTCGCTTCGTCGGATTCTCAAGGACGCCGGTCTTATCGCCTAGGGCCAAGCGTAGGCTGTTGCAATCTGTAACAGGAGGATGCTAATATGTCTCAAGAGACGAAGAACGAAGCCACCGACGCCCTGGAGGATGACGTGGCTCAGACCCAGGCGGTCCCGTCTCCTTCCCCCACGGCCCAGGCGGCCACCCCGTCCCCGGTGGACACAGACGACAACGCCGCGGAGAGCGAGCTGAAGAAGCTGCGCTCTGAGGCTCAGGCGCTCCGTCGGAGACTCCGCGACGCGGAGAGCGCTCAGGCGGAAGCGGAGAAGGCAAAGCTGCCAGAGCTGGAGCGCCTTGGCCTGGAGCGCGATCAGTACCGCCAACGCGTCGAAGCGCTGGAGGCGTCCATCAAGTCGGAACGGATCACCCGTATGGCTCTCGAGATCTCCGGAGCGCTTGGCGCGATTGAGCCGGGAGCGGTAGCCAAGCTGGTCGAATTGGCCACCGTGGAGTGGGACGAAGATTTCAGGCCAACCAACGTGGAGTCCCTCGTGAAGGATCTCCGGAAGGCTCACCCGCGCTTATTCCAGGCGGCTGCGGGAGACGGGAACGGAGGCGCGAGGGATCAGACCTCCGCTCCGCTCAATAGCCTGGATCGTATGGCACGAGCGTTCGCGAAGACCGAACGCCGGTAACGGGGAGAACCATCCATGGCCATTACCCTGGTCGAATCCGCTAAGTACAGTCAGAACGATCTTCAGGCTGGCGTGCTCGAGACGATTATGGAAGACATGCCGCTGATGCAGGTCCTTCCGTTTGAGACGATCTCCGGCAACGCCTATGCCTACGCCCAGGAGACGACTCTCCCCGGCGCTGCCTTCCGTGCGCTCAATTCCGCCTACACGGAGAGCACGGGGACGATCACCCAGAAGACGGAGACCCTGGCTATCCTTGGCGGCGACGCGGACGTGGACCGCTTCGTCATTCAGACGCGTCCCGGCGAACTGGCGAACATCCGCGCGGAGGTCACCCGGAGCAAGGCCAAGGCGGTCCGGATGACCTTCCTGGACACGTTCGTCAACGGGGATACGGACTCCGACGCGAACGCGTTCAATGGTCTGAAGAAGCGGGTCACCGGGACCTCTCAGGAGATCTCCGCGGCGACGAACGGTCTGGCTATCGTCGGCAGTGATGACGCGGCGCGTCATACGTTCCTCGACAAGCTGGACGAATTGATCGCGCTGGTCCCCGGCAGTCCGGACATGCTCCTCATGAATGACGCGGTCTTGTCGAAGATCCGGAGCAGCGCGCGTCGCCTCACGATCTACGATCAGACCGTGGACGCGTTCGGTCGGATGGTCTCCACTTATCGCGGTATCCCGCTCGTGGACGTGGGCTACAAGGCTGACGGCAGTACGCGCGTCCTCCCGCAGACGGAGACGCAAGGCAGCTCGAGTCTGACGTCTTCGATCTACGCCATCAAGATGGGCAGGACTCCCGCGGACCGCGGCATCACCGGCCTGACCAATGGCGGGATCCTGGTCACCGATCTCGGTGAACTGGAGACCAAGCCGGTCCTCCGCACGCGCATTGAGTTCTATGTGGGTCTCGCGAACCACGGGGACCGCGCCATTGCCCGCCTGAAGGGCGTGCTGGCCAGCTAGCAAAGGAGAGACGCCGGGAGCGCGGTACGCTCCCGGCGCTCGCTCAGGAGGAGTCGCCGTGGACGCGGAGAAGCCAGTCATCATCGAATATCGGACGGGAGCGCTCTCCGGCGCTCGCTATGTCGTGATCTCCGCGAGCGCCGCGCGAAGCGTTCATCCTGAAGCCGAAATCGTCGGCTATGAGGACGGCACGCCGTTCGCCGCCGAAGGGAGGAAGGGGAAGAAGGCCGACAAGCCGGAGGAGCCGGTGGACTGGTCTCAGGTCCGAACGTATGAATTGATGGATGACGGGACCTCGCGCGAGGTAGCCGAATGACCACCGCGGAGGCGCTCGCGGACCTGGAGCGAATGGTAGTGCGGACCAGCGATCCGACGCTCTCGGCATCGGATATGAATCGCCTGGTGGAGCTGGCACGAATCGCTGACGTGTACGGGAATCCTCCCGACGCTTACAGCGAGTGGAAGGCTAGCGAGCACGTCTCCTCCGCGCAGACTCGCGTGCCCGTCAGCCGCAATGGATACGTGTATCGCGCTATCTCCTCCGGTCATACCGGAGCGACGGAGCCGACGTGGCCGAAGACCATTGGAGCGACCGTCTCCGACCATCACGTGACCTGGGAGTGCTACGCGGAAGCGCCGTGGCGGTGGACGTGGGACCTCGCAGGCGCCGCATCCGTTGGCTGGTCCTGGAAGGCGGCGAAGGCCGCCACTGACGTCTCCTTCTCCGCGGATGGGCTTCAGGTCTCCGTCGGTGACTTGATCAAAAACTGCCGCCTGATGTCGGAGATCTACGCGCGGCAGTCCGTCGGCACCGTGACCTCCGTCTCCGTCGAATCGCCGCGGTCATATCCGCGCTCGTGGGATCGTCGTGATACGCCTCCCTTCTGAGCGGCTGGACCGCTTGCGCGCGATTCAGGTGACCGCGCTCCCGGAGACCTGCACGGTCATTCGTTCCGGGACAGCTACCTCCGACGGACGGGGAGGAAGCACCTCCACCCGCTCTGTGGTCGCGACCGTGCCCTGTCGCGTGGCAGGAAGTCAGTATCAGGGCGGAGGAGGGGAAAACACGACGGAGAGCCGACTCCTCTCTGAGAACACGTTCACGGTCACGATGGCCTATGGCACGGACGTCCGGAGCGGAGACCGCGTCTCCTTTGACGGTCGCACGCTAGAGGTAACGGGACGGGACGGAGATCTCGCGTGGGGGACCGCGGTCCGTCTCGCGTGCGTGGAGCGAGTGCCGTGAGCGGAGTCAGCATCAACAAGAAGCTCAACGACTTTGACCGGATCGCCTCTCGCTTCCCGGATCGCGTCTCCGTGATCATCCGGAAGGGATCCGCGGACATCCAGCGCATCGGACAGAAGAACACGCCGATTGGTCCGACAGGAAATCTCCGGAACAACGTAGTCAATTCCTATCGTCCCGGATCTCTCAGCGCGAGTATTCGCTGGGTGATGCAGTACGCAGCCTACGTCCACGAGGGGACGTACAAGATGCCTGGCCGTCCCTTCGCGAGCGACGCGGTGGAGACGGTCTGGCCGTCCGTCGTGGAAGCGTTCCAGAGCCTGGAGAAGGATCTCTAATGCTCTCCGACGCCGTGGACCAGTTCATTTTCGGGAGGATCTCCGCGCTGCCTAGCGTGCAGGCTCTCGTGGGCGCCAGGATCTATCGGGAGATTGCTCCGCTAGACTCCGCGCTCCCGCTGATCGTCTTCGCACGGTTGGATCAGGAGGACCTCTCCGCTATCGGGCAACCCGTTACCTCATCCATCTTCATGTACGACATTCAGATTCACGCGGAGGGACTCTCCTCCGCGCCGCTCCTCTCAGCGACGGAGGCCATCGTGGACGCTCTCGATGGCGTCGCCGGAGCGGTCGGAAGCGTCTACATCGCCGCACGCAAGATCCGGGACACGCGGATCCCCACCTACGTCTCCGACGGCCTGATCCATCAGCGAATCGGAGGAGAGTTTGAGTTGTTCGCCGCGAACAACTAGGGAGGTAGAAAATGCCACGCAGTCGTGCAGTTCAGGGATTTCAGCTGGGAGCGGAGACGACTCCCGGGACCACGGTGGCCGCGGGGAAGAAGCTGACGGACCTCATCCTGACGCCGGGACCGGAAGCCTCCGCGGATCTCATTACGTCCACGGGGTACGTGGTTCCGACCGGAGTCCAGGTCACTCAGGAGTGGACGACGGGAGAGGTCAGTGGCCGAATCGGGTACAACTCCCTGGTCTATATCCTCTCCTCCGTCCTGGGCGCGGCCACGCCGTCCACGAGCATTACCGTCGGCACAACCGCGACGGGGACGCTCGCGCGTCAGTGGGGATTCAGCGCCGCCACGACCGCGGCCACGACGCCGAAGACGTACACACTCGAGTATGGCGACGCCTCTCGCGCGTACCGCTCCGCTCACGGCTTCTTCAATAACCTGACCCTGTCCATTGACCGGACGAAGGCGGAGCTGCAAAGCGCCTTCATTGGCCGGAAGCTGGCGACGGGGATCACCCTCACGTCCACGCCCACGGAGATCCAGTCCTCCATCGCCATGCCTCCGTC